GATAATGTTTGTTTTGCCATGGAGCGACTTAAGAGGAAAGATAAGTACAAAAATACTAATACTAAAGAAAATACACAAGAACTGACTGTTGACGAATCTGCTGTATCTTCCAATAATCCTACCGGAAAAACTACAGACAATGGCGGCGTCGGTAAAAATCGGGGATCGTTACCAGCTATTTCGGCATCGGATAGTGACAGTAGTGAAGAAGAAGCAATTGTTGAGGTACAGAGAATCAAGAAGTCAAAAGCTCAGAAGAAGAGCACTAAATTGGCTACAACAACTCAAAATGACTCTAACGAGAGTAATATTGTAACTCAACCTGGCATGGGAATGTCTGCAAATGTGAGTACCATCAACGTGTTGCCACCTACAGTGACTATGCCTTTGCAGACTACTCAATCATCTCCTGGCCCTGCAGTTGATCAATCTGGTGAGACGAAGTTGGGAAGATCGTCTAACGTTAGTGGAAAAGAGGCTGCTATGCAAGCTCCGGCTGTCGACCGCTCTGAGATTACTGATAACCCTAGGTACGATCCTACCACGTCTACAGGCACTACATCCTGCCCACTTTGCTTCATGACCTTAAGTTCTGTTCCTGATCTGCTACTTCACATTTCTATGCGTCATGCACCCATTGACAGCTTTTCCACGACTGCACCACAGATTCAGGATGCTGAGAGACAGTTCATTACAATTTGGAGTGCACATAACGCTGCAGCTTTGTCCTCACTTTCCACTGGTCTGACGACTAGTTCAAGTTTCTTGTCTAAGGTGCCTCCGCGTTTATTCGTATTCGATGATGGAATATGCTCATCTTTTAGGTTTATGACGGCTGTTGAAGCTCGCTATCTGCCTGAAGTACGTGGCTACGCCTGGTATGATGAGATCTATGACATCATTCTGCCTTTTCCAGCTTCAGCTGTGGTTCGTATCGTACTTGACACGGATTGGGCTATGGTTAGTGATGAAACGTTACCTATTAAACTAACCACGCTTTTACCTACTCTTTCAAATGTAGGCTTGTTGCGTCAAGTTCTCACTGTTCTTTCTGACAACAGTAAATACAATCCTGTTTGGGCTCGCGCCAACGTAATCGTGATGGGTGTGAAATTTATACTTGCCAATCTTGTCATCAACAGATCTAGTTCTTGGGCTCAAGACTCTACTCCCTCGGTTTCTGGCAGACTACTACGCACAGTCCCTGGTAAACCAGAATATTGGCCATTGATGTATCCACGAAGGACGCTTAACGCTAATGTCAGCAAGATTTCACGTTTCGTTGAGCAAACACAGGCTGAACGCACTGGCAGAGTTGATCGAGCAATGCTTTATCAAGGAGAGAAAGTCATCTATACTGACGTTGCTGAGACCTGCGATACGTTGACCGTGCGTTTGCGTGACATGTGGACTGGGAAGATTCTCAAAATGCATTACACACATTCTGACATCGCTCTGGCTCTATCTGAGTGCGCTCGTGTGGTCTCCTTCTCAGCTGTGATGGCGTTATCCCCACGCACAATACTTCCTTGTCGTGCGACGACTGATGAAAGAAAGCTGGCACAAGTTTTGAACATCGCTCGCCTCGGTGATCTCAGACTACGAATTGAGCCTATTATCCAATCCGCTGCTGACACTTTAAGATCAGTTACCATGCTGGAGATCAACCCCAAGATTTTGACTGCTGTCTTGAACAGAATATGTGAAAATCAAACTCAATCAGTGACTGTGACTGGGACAATTCTTCGTCTGCTGAGCTCTGCTACCACAGATTCTTCTGCCTTCTGGACCTGCATCGCAAGTTGGTTGTACAATGGGATAGTTACCACCACTCTTCGTCAACAAGATTACCCTAACCCCACTGCCTCCATCACGGATTACACTGCACTCTGGTCTGCCCTGATTGTTAGTCTTGTTTCTCCACTCACCAATGACCCAAATGCTCCTGTCAAGATCTTCATGACTATGGCGAATCTTTTCAACGGATATGAACGAATTCCGATGAACAATGCCAGTATGACACAAGGAACACCTCCCTGGGCATTCAACAATCCTAACAAATGGCCGGCCTGCCTCATCCAACCTCGCAACATTAACCAGAACATTGCGCCATTCATGAGAGCCTGGGCTGACTTGATCCACCGCTACTGGCCACAACCTGGTGTCGTCAACTATGGATCACCTCACCACCTTGGTGCTACTGAACTGCTAGTTGAGGATGGACAGATCGTCACCCCGTTACCAGTTCAACCTCAACAGTTTGAGTACGCTGCACTTGATCGTGACAATGAGATGTCTACCTGGATTAACCAAGTTTGCAATTTCTTCATCCGCTGCATCAACGGAACGGATCTTCGTACCGCTTCTAACCAAGCTACTCAGCAAGCTTTGATTTCTGCCATCTCACAATTGAAGACCTCCCCATCCCTCACATATGGATATATGTCCAGGTATTTACCATATGAGTTGGCGATGATTTCACCCACGCTGGCGTTACCTCCATTCCAAATACCATTCCAGCGTTTGAATGTGAACGACATCGTTTACCAAATTGGAGTCCGTCGTCATGTGGTGAGGGATCAGGTTGAACCTGCACTTGACACAAGTTCCACATTAGAGACCATTGGCCAACTGATTGAGATCGATGCTCAGGCCCTGCTCGTTTCGCTCCTTTCTGGTACCATGAATGCTAAGGTCCTGCCATCCGTCCACTACGCAGAGAAAATCACTCCTCTTTACATGGATGACGACTTTTTCGCCCCTCATCAAAGAGCCGTCGTCGTCAGTGAAGCATACTCCCTAGTACGCACCATCATCTCACAGATTTCAGACACGCGTGGACCGCAACTCAATCCTCTGGCTTGGATCCCAGCTCCAAACGCATCATCTCCTGTCTCAGCCGAAGTAGCCAGACTCGTCAATGACATGATCAAGGAAGCTTTTGACATGCCTGGTGAACTGCTTGAAGGATTGATCGGATATGGTGACCCTAGATACACTCAAGTCGAGATTGTTGCACAGAGGTGTCGCGCGGCTCCACTTCGGTTCGAACCACTGATTCCTCCGTCTGTTCTGGCTCAAGAGCTTCAACTTGTTGAGAACGTGATCACTGCTGAACCTAATCTGTTTGGATTGGCTACTGGAGACTTATATCTCGAGCGCATTGACACTTCAGCCGGGTTCTCTGGTCTCAACGTTATCGGCTGGGAGCAATGGGATGCTAACACTCCAGGAGTCATTGTCGCCGGTAGCTCTCTACTCATCTGCAGCGGATTCAACGGAGTAGACCCAATGATCATGGACGCTGATGGGGTGGAACGGCCGATTACCGGTAGATGGGTTGTCACACTGGAAGCTTGGCGTAGCAGCGTGGTCACCGTCCAGAAGTTGCTGTTACCAAGGATCAGAGCAGGAAAGTTGGCTGTAAGGATACTGGTTGGTATTTTTCCATACACCATTAACTACTATGAACCCGCTGTTGGTATTGACGAGTGGAAGCTGTTGTCCGACTGGGCGTCCATGTGTGAACCTACAGGAATACCGGCCATACCTTTCACTGCTCCAGTTCCATCTGATGTGTCCGTTGTCACCGCTGCGTGCGTGAGGTATCTGAGGTGCTCCACCTTCAACGAAGGCTCATTAATGGCTACTAACGCAGGATCACCTCGCACCGTGTTTGGGCAATCAGTAGAGTTTGACATCGGCAGATGGATGCAGCTATGTGATTTGAACACTGGAGTCGACGAGATACAGCTACCCAACATGATTGAATTCTATCAAATCTTCAGACGCTACAACATCACTCAAACGGAACTGACTCAAGTTGTGACATTGACTGGGACTTTGACTCATCCTGTACTCAACTAAGTGGCTCGGCGGAACAGGAGGTTCACAAACATGACAACTTCATG